TGACAGTTCTGTCGTGCCCACACCGGCTCTTGTCGGACTTGCAGGCGCCCATCAACTCCCCAACACACGCAACGGTATTGCTGACGCCATTCTTGCGTCTTTTGTGTGTTCTGCCATCGACCCCGTCAACAAGGAGGGATTTACCATTGACTTCAACGCCAGGTTCAACCAATTCCCTGACCTTTACGAGTTCAATCAACCCATTGGGGACCGAATCATTGCCAAGACTTCACCTAGCGTGTTGTGGCAACGCTTTCGGAACATAGGCAAGACTTTCAGGCTGAAGGTGCCCGCAGATTGGGTTCCGAGCGGGAACCACACCCAACCGAAGGTTGGACATGCACAGGCACAACAGACTGACAACCGGCGGAACGTCGCCCGACCAAATCCTGCTGGTTGGAAAACCCTTGAAAACGACCTGCAGGTCCGTCTCAAAGACTACGAGGCTCTCTCGTTACCCGCCGTGCCTCTGTCTGAGGAGGTCTTGACTTACACTGCCGACATAAATAGAGCATCCAGGCTGGTGTCTGATCTGAAGGCACACCCGAGTGTGCTGGAGTCCTTCCAGAACCCGACAATCCTACAGGCCCTCGACAATATTTTGGATTTGTACAAGCTTGAGGGCAAAACCGTAACCGTTCCAGTGCGGGCGTATTTTGGGGTGTTCGGCTGCGGCAAGACCACTGCCACTGTCAAATACTTGCAGTCGTTGGACCCTGATGTGAGGAGACAGGCGCGCATTGTCTCACACACAGAGTCTCTTCGTGCCCAATCTAAATTGAGCATTGACTTTCCGGAGATGCGCGGCTTCAACTTCCCAACTACGGCCTCTATACTTACGGAACCAACCACGGGCCCGATTGTCTTCGACGACGCCGGGAAGTTTTGGGGCGGCATCTTGGACCTCGTCATATTAACCAATCCTTTAATGTCTGAGGTTGTCGTCAACGGTGACCCTGCTCAGGGTCTCGCCAAATTCCCTGTTGCCGGAACTCAGAGTGAGTATGACTTCACGCCATTGGCAGCTTTGTCCACGGTCGCTACGAAGTATGCCACAGTCACTCATAGGGGTTTCAAGTTACTTGCGAATACTTTGGGCGTGCACACCACAAGCACCGTCCAAGGTCATATTACACACACTAACGAGCCCAAGGTGGGCCTTCCCGTGTGCACCGCTTCTCCCAGGTACGCCGGGGTGCTTGCAGCGGGCGGCAGGGAGGCCTACACTTACGCTTCCGTGCAGGGTGAGGACTTCAAGAAGGACGTAGAGGTGGACATGACGGGCCTTGAGGGGTCCGTCATGGACCGTTCCGCTTACGTGGCCCTCACGCGTTCCAGCACAGGTGTGTATGTGCATATGGACGCCATGGACCCCGAGTCTAAACTTAAGGCCAATCCCACAGGCAGCGTGCTGATGAACGCCCTTATCTACTCGACGCGCGCAGGCTGTGGGGCCGGCCTCAAGGCCCCTTCCACACTCGTCAAATCTGCATTTTATCGACATTTGGCTTGGTGCATGCCCAACTTACCTTGGTTCGCCAAGGTTGGGTCAAGTGTGCCGGCAAGCGAGTTTCAACAGGTATTTCCGGCCGTCGACGCTCATGTGGTCAGCGATGTAAGCCCCGTTGAGGCCAAGGCCAGCGACAAGGATTTGCAGGTCGGGCCTGCTTCTGATACCATAACGCGTGAGGTGCATTTTCATGCCAAGGAGAACCGGGAGTTGGCTGGCCGTGGAGGGGCAACTGACCAGTTTAAGGAAGTTGCCTTTATTAATCCACATGTCCACAAACGTTCCGACACCGCCACGTATTTCTACTCTGTCGAGAAGCGCTTGAAAACAAAGACTGGCAAGCAGAACCTCAAACGCATGCTCTCCTGTCCCCGCACCGACATGTGCGAGGAATACGACAGGCTGGTACCTTCACCGCCACAGTGGACAGCCTTAAAGTTCGAGCAGTATTGCGAGCGTGCTGTCTTGGAGTACTGCAGCAAGCGCACCGCGGGCGCCGTGATGGCTAAGTTGGCGGCACACGACCCAGACCGAACTGGGTCAGACATCAAGATATCTCTCAAGGCCCAGATTATCAAGAAGGACGAGAAACGCGACAAACGTGAGGCCATACCTGGACAGTTAATTCACGAGTACGACATCAGGCAGACCTTGGGTGACGCTCCGTTCGCCCTCTTCTTGGAGGATGAGATAATTTCTGCGTTCCCAACGAATTTCTTGTTTTATAGGCGGATGAACCCTGATGAGTTCATTGACGCATATAAGAAATCTTGGCGCGTGGGTAATGGCGTTTACACTTCAGATGTCACCCGGTGGGACGTGGGCTGCGATGCCGGCGTTTTGAATTTCGACGTCCACGTCATGCAGCGCTCGGGCTTCCCAAAGTGGTACATTGAGGAATATGTGG